CTTACTCGGACAAATTTGTAGTTAGTGCATGGTGGTTTAGTTCTCATTTACTTTTATCCTTAACTCGCACTTCAGACATATAAGACCAGTGGGATTTTACAAAGGCTCACTCCTAACTACAAAGTGTAGTGGTAGTTTTTTCTCCACAGTAAACTACCAAATTCTGCACCTTGTTCTTGAGATACATGGACAGGTATTTTAATCCATGCACTACCTAGATTATTACGACTAGGAATTTAAAGTCATAGGAACTCCAAATACTATTCTATTGAATAGTCTTTTAAGATACCCTGTTTCAGTTACATATTTAATATGTTGTAAAGAACTTAGTGTATTGTCAACATTCATTTTTACACGATTCATTTCAAGTATTTGCATTCCTTTATTTTGTTTAGTTAATGGAATTTTTCTTGAAAAATATAAAGCTCTTTGAGGATTTGATCTTTGACGATAAACTGAAACTTTTCCATAATGAAATGAATCAAAAGTCTCGCCTTGCTCATAACCAAATCTATCTTCAATTGCTCTTATTCTTACAATATTTGCATTTAGTTGTTTATGTGAAAAGTCCCACAACCATTGTGGAACAGGCGATGCAGTTTTAATAGCTTGAGTAGTTTTACTACCATTTCGACTGTAAGTTGTTTTTGACATAATGTACTATCCTCATAGTTTAGTATAGTTCCAAAGAACTAAATATTAATAAAAATGCTAGTTATTTGTACCCATCAACTAGCAACTGGGAATTTTCTATATAATCGCAATGATGTCTATATAGATCGGGTGAGTTTCTTGCAGATTGTCTTTAAATTATTGTATGCTGGAGTTTCTCATTATCCCTTGATAAGCAAGTTAATCATTATATCCGAGTTTATTATCGGCTCTTTTAATGCTTATCCAAATAAATTGTTGTTGTCTTCGTTTGCTAAAACAGTATAGCATGGCAAAAAACAATCTGTCAAGCCACCCACACTTAATTTTCATAAGCTAATAAGGTTCCCATATCATAAGGTTCCCAATACCACCCTGCATCATCTAATATTTTTTCTAATTCAGGATGAATATAATCATTATAGCCACAGCTTTCAAATATAAGCTGATCTTTATAAATATTTCCACTACCTTTAAACCAAATACCTTTGTAAGTATCATTATCATAAAACTCTGATAATGGAACAGCATTAGCTTTTGGTATTAAACGGTTTATTTTATTAATTAAATGTCCTTGTTTCATAATTTTCCTTGTAATTTAACATTAGTTGTGATATAATCTCTATAAAGTTTTATAAAGCTAAACAGTAAAGAACAGTAAAGATAACAATAAAGATTGTTAAACAGTTGCTCAATACTGCTTAGTCTATATAGCTTATCATTTCTTGTCAAAGTTTGTCAAGTCTTGATCAATACTATCAAATTCTTGATATTCATTTCTAAATTCTTCTATGGTTTTAAGTTTTAATACTTCTTGTTCCATAAAATCTTTAAAAACTTCCCAATCATCGTTTTCCATAAGTTTCTCCTATAATTAAAATTCTAATGTTGGAATATTGTAAACACAATTGAAAGGATTGTTACCTAATTGAGAATACTTTAAATCTCTAGCTTTGATATTAAAATCATTCAAAGGTGTTTCAATTCTTGTGAAGCCTAAACAAGTTGTTTGTCTAGGGGATACATTACAATGAGTAACTTCAGAAATATAAAGATCATTTGAAGTTTGCTTGTTGTAATCTTTGGCTTTGTTGATGTAATCCTTGTAATTATTAGACTTTACTGTTTGAATACTCTCAACTTGGCGTGAGCCATTTTGATTTCGTTCTTTAAATATATACTTGATTTGTATCATGTGATTTTCCTATTTAAATATCGGCAACAACATTGTTCCTCGATGTTTTTCTATTTTGGCACGACAAAAAAACTTTGTCAATACCCCTCTGAAACCTGCGTGGTTGTGGGCTTTGTTGCAATCTTGTGGTTACTATAGTAACTATAGTATTATAAGTCTGATTTATAATGGTCGTTGCAATCCTTTGAATATTTAAGTAATTTTACTAAAAGGGGCTGAAAAAAAGATTGAAAAAAAATTATTTGACATCTGAAATTTTTTTTTGCTAGAATGGGTCAACCGATCAGAAATGATCATTTTTTAACACTGTATATATATACAGTATTTTATAGGAAAATATAATATGAAAAAATCTAACTCACAACTAAACGCAGTAGAAACTAGCGATGTTTACAAGTTAATCAATAAGGTCTGTTGGCATCTAGCTAATGATGTTTCAGATGCACCCAAGGAAACTTCAGCAAAAAAACAAAAATTTGCTGAGTTAAGACGGCTAATCAGAGCTGAATTTTTAACTTATGATCGAGAAACTAAACTAGCTAGACTGAATAAAGATATTGCAGTTTTAGATAAATATCTAACAGTGAAAAGAATGCCTAAGGCTTTTCAACCTAGCACTGCAAAAACTAAAAGAATCTAGCAACTAGATTTTTAAATTAAAGGGATTCTACGGAGTCCCTTTTTTTTGTCCAAAATAAACCCCATTTAATCAATTTCAATAAATTTAAGTATCAAATATTAAAAATAACTATGAAGCTCTGAGAAGCTCTGTATTGAACGCTAATATTTTTCTAGTACTTACCTAGCCACCCTATACCCTATCGTTTAACAGTGAAGCTCTAAGAAGCTTCTAGCTGTTATTTTGATCTAGTTAACGCCTAGATTTTCATGATCTGTTTAATTTGCTGAGATTTTAAGGGGTATCTTGCTGCAGTCCTTTTAGTTTCAATAAATTTATTGAGTTCTGTTAAGTCCTACCAAGTACTGAAAATTAAATATTACAGACTTAATAAGTTTATTTGGAATTGTTAAAACTTTTCAGGTCTTATTAGTCTTGATCGGAACACTTAAAAATTATTGATAGTCTTTTCAAGTCTATTAAGTTTTTGAAGTGGTGCCCTTAAAGTTCTTTTAAGTTCTTTTAAGTTATTTATATAGGGGGAGGCAGGATCCACCCTACGGGGTACCCCTATATATACTACTGATCGAACATTTCAAGCTATTTTCGAGTGTTAAAACCACAGGGCTAAACAGGTTAGATCGGGCTTGTGTAACTTTATAGCTCTTTAAAGTACTCTGAAGTGAGTGTTAGGATAAGAAAGGCTAGGAGGGGTGGTTATATACTATACAACCGGGGGAGCCTACAATGTTATTGTATACTCTTTTTCCTGTTTTGTCAAGGGGTTTATAAAAATAATATAAAAAACTATAAAAAACTTGACAAATAATTATCCAGATGTATAATAAAGAGTATGAACAATTTACCAACGGAACGTAGATTAACAGAAAAACAACAGTTATTCTTGGATAATATTATTGAAACCAAGGGTAATCTGAAACTTTCAGCCGAACTTGCAGGATACTCAGGCAATCACTACCAAGTAATTAAAAGTCTAAAAGACGAAATAGTTGAGTTAGCCTCAAATGTACTTGCAAGGGAAGCCCCTTCAGCAGCTTTTAAGCTTGTTGAAGTTATGGCTACTGCTGATGCTATGCCACAAGCCAACGTAAAGCTTCAAGCAGCTCAAACTATTCTTGATAGAGTTGGTTTAGGTAAACAAGAAAGAATGTCTATAGATCATAACGTTTCTGGTGGTATATTTATTCTCCCTGAGAAAAAGGCGATTGACATTGTAGCCGATGATGCGGACTACGAAGAACTATAATGGAGCTATTCGTACTCTTAATTATTTTAAATTATGTTCCTTGTGAGCATCAAGGTTCTTTAGAAACTTGGACAACTGTACATGGTAATACTTCTACTATGACATCAACGTCTACAGGAACTTAATATGAAGATATTTCTGACTGAGATCGAAGCATACGGGACAACCTTTGCAGGTCCTAACATCGTAGCTTCATCTTATGAAAAAGCAGAGATAGCTGCAGCCCAGAATCATCTGGTTGTTGTAGGTGAGTTAGATAGCATCTATGTAGATGATGATCTAGAAAAAGAATACTTAAATACTATACCTAAAAAAGAAGACAGGACAATACACTAATGTTAAAAGAAAGACTACAACTTAGAAAAGGTGGCAAGGCTAAAAAGAAAGACTCAAGACTTGAAAGAGCTGGAGTTAGTGGTTATAATAAACCTAAGCGTACACCTAATCACCCTAAGAAATCACATGTGGTTGTTGCCAAAGAAGGTGACAAAGTTAAAACTATTAGATTTGGTGAGCAGGGAGCTAAGACTGCAGGTAAACCTAAAGCAGGTGAGTCAGCACGTATGAAAGCCAAACGTAAATCGTTTAAAGCTCGTCATTCTAAAAACATTAAACGAGGTAAAATGTCAGCAGCTTACTGGGCTGATAAGGTAAAGTGGTAATGCAACCTCAAGTTGAAAATGCTACACCCGAAGAGTTTGATGAATGGCAACAGACTGAACTAAACTGGTGGGCAGATAGACAGTTAAGCATTGTTGCTTTGATGTCAGTTGTTCAAGTAGCAGTGTTTGGTTTAATGTTATTAGTATTTTATATAAACTCAAAAGTATTTTAATATGGGAAAACAAATAGGAACAGACGAAAAGCCAGTTTCATTTAGAAACCACGTCTATAAAAAATCAGATAGTAAAGGTGCTAATCCTAGACCAGGATTTTATACGCAAGACTATAGAGATAATTGGGATAGAATATTTGGAGAAAAAAATGCCAAGAAAGAAAACAACAACTAAACCTAAAAAGAAATCTACGGTCAACAAAGCTGGTAATTACACCAAGCCAAGTATGCGTAAGAGACTTTTCGAGAAGATCAAAGCTGGTACAAGAGGAGGTAAAGCCGGACAATGGTCAGCTCGGAAAGCCCAGCTTTTAGCAAAAGAATATAAAGCTGCTGGTGGTGGATATAAATAATGGCACTTAAAAAATCTCAGAAGTCTTTAAGGGCTTGGACCAAACAAAAATGGAGAACCAAGTCTGGAAAGAAATCTTCTGAGACTGGAGAACGCTATTTACCTGAAAAAGCTATTAAATCTTTATCAGCTCAAGAGTATGCAGCTACTTCAAAAAAGAAAAGAGAAGATACTAAAAAAGGCAAACAACATTCTAAACAACCAAAAAAGACTGCAAGAAAAGTTAGGAAGTATAGAAAAGTTAAGTAATGTCTGATATTCCAAAAGATTATCTTAAGAAGAAAGGAAGAATTATACCTTTCGGCTATGAAATAAGTGAAATAGAAGGTTATTTTAAACCTATACCACAAGAATTAGATATTCTAAATAAATACCTTAAAGGTATTAAACAACAAAAATATTCATTAAGAGAAGCTGCAAGATTAATTCAAAAAGAATCAAATCGTAAAATTAGCCATGTTTCGTTAAAAAACTATTTAGATAGTGGTTCTTCTTTAGAAGTTAAACATAAAAAAACTTTAGAAAAAAAGAAGAAAAAAATTGATAAGGCAAAACAAAACTTACAGCAAAAAGAAAAAAGATTAAAACAACAACAAGAAGTTTTAAAAAAAGCTACAGAAAAAACAACATCAAACATTGTTAGTGATGAAGAGTTACAAACTGTAGAGCCTACTATACAAGAACAACTTAAAAACTCTAAAGTTATTTTTCACGCTAACGAAGGACCTCAAACAGACTTCCTTGCTGCCGGTGAAAAAGATGTACTTTATGGTGGAGCTGCCGGTGGTGGTAAATCATTTGCTATGATCGTAGACCCACTAAGGTATTGCCACAAGAAAGCACACAGAGCTTTAATCCTCAGACGTTCTATGCCAGAACTTCGTGAAATGATTGACAAGTCTCGTGAACTATATCCACAAGCATTTCCCGGTGCTAAGTTCAGAGAAGTTGAAAAGCTTTGGAATTTTCC